CGAAACCCAGGCCACGCTGATCAGCCATTTCATGCAGGCTCAAGGCTTTTGGGAGTCGGATAACACCGGGGAGAAGATCGCCCTGATGCACTCCGAACTCTCCGAAGCCTTGGAAGCTGATCGCAAGAACCTCGAAGCGGAGCATATCCCCGGCTTCACTGGCGTCGAGGAAGAACTCGCTGATGTTATCATCCGCATCCTTGACTTCGCTGGTCACCACCAGCTCCGCCTCGGCGAAGCCCTCAGCGCGAAGATCGCGTACAACCTGACTCGCCCGTTCAAACACGGTAAGGCCTACTAACCTTTCCCGGAGCAGCCGCCATGTCTATCGTCGCAAGTGTTGTCCTCATAGGGCTTGCAATCTGGGCCGCAGCCTGGACAATAGTGATTGTGGGCATGGCGGTTGTCAAGCTCACTGATTTCGTAACCTCTCATCTTAAAGGAAAGTGGCAATGAACACTCCCGTTCAACCTCCGGTGGCTGACGCCGCCAAGTCTGTTCTCCCCGGCTTTAATGTATTACTTATGGGCCCTGCCGGCACAGGCAAAACCCACAGCATTGGCACTCTCGTCGACCAAGGTCTCGAAGTCTTTTACCTTGCCCTCGAGCCTGGACTCGAAGCCTTGCTCGGCTACTATACCGACCGCGGCCTGCCCATCCCCGACAACCTTCACTGGCACATGCTTAAAGCCCCGCAAGCCTCCTTCATGGAACTCCTCGACAACGCACAGAAGATCAACACACTGTCGCTGGATTCCCTCGCAAAAATGGCTGACCCCAACCGTTCCAAGCACAACCGCTTTATCGAACTTCTCAAAGCCCTTAACGATTTCCCCTGCGACCGTTCGGGCAAGACTTTCGGAGCCGTGAATTCTTGGACACCTTCCCGCGTGCTGGTAATCGACGGTATGACAGGCCTTGGGCAATGCGCCATGTCCCTTGTCGTCGGTGGGAAGGCTGTCAAGTCCCAAAGCGATTGGGGTATTGCGCAGGACCAAGTCGAAAAGCTCCTTCGTATGCTTTGCGATGCCTGTCCCTGTCATTTTGTCCTGCTGGCCCACGTCGAGCGCGAAACCGACCAAATCCTCGGCGGAGTCAAGCTCACCGTCTCCACCCTCGGTCGTGCCCTGGCACCGAAAATCCCCTCGATGTTCTCCGACGTTATCCTCAGCGTCCGTCAGGGTGACAAATGGACTTGGGACACTGCCAACGTACAAGCCGACCTCAAAACCCGCAACCTCCCGATCAAGGCTGACAACCCGCCGACCTTCGCAGGGATTGTGGCGAAATGGAAGGCGCGTGGGGGCGTGATCTAAGACTTTGTCAAAAGTCATTGACATGCTGTAGTATCCCTCGTAACATTGAATTTCCCCGCATGACGGTTGGCGACTGACTGTAAAGCGGGTTTCGCCCCAGTCGTATTTCACTTTCAACCTTCCTTAAGGAGCCTTACCATGTTCAATCCCGAACAATTCCTCGACATGCAAGTTACTGAGTCCAACGATACCAAGACCATCCCGGTCCCTGTTGGCGAATACACTGCCGTGGCAGAAGAAGTCAAGTGCCGTCAATGGCAGTCCAAGCAAGATCCTTCCAAGTCCGGCCTGACCCTGGACATTACCTGGAGCATCGATGACGCCGCCGTGAAGGAACTCCTGGGCCGCGACAAGGTCACCGTGCGTCAGGGCATCATGCTCGACCTCACCGATTCCGGTGGTCTGGGCATGGGCAAGGGCCGTAACGTCGGTCTGGGTCGTCTGCGCGAAGCCATCGGCCTCAACACCCCCGGTCAGCCGTTCAGCTTCTCGATGATCACTGGCCGTGTGGCGAAGGTTAGCGTCAGCCATCGCATCGACGGCGAGAACATCTACGCCGAAGTCAAGGGCGTGGCGAAGCTCGGGTAATCGCCGTTAGGCTTCAAGCGTGGCCCCGGCTATACGGGGCGCCTTAAGCAAGGGCGCTTGCAAAAGCTGGTCGAGGGCAGAGCTCAGAGCCAGCGCCGTACAAACGGCACCAACTACGTGAGTGCCCTTCCTTAAGCCCTCGACAGGATGAGCCCCGGCGGCAAGCCAATTTGCAGTTGCCTCTTGCTGTCGTGCCTGTTCGGGGGCTTTTCTTTTGCCAACTCACTGCTTTCAGGAGTAATTATGAAAATAACGCATGAAACAGTCAAAGCCCTTTTTGACTATGACCCTGCCACAGGGAACCTTCAGCCTAAAGAAAAATCTTACAGAGCTCGTATCAGTCAAGGCGGCTATGTACGTGTAGCCATGAAGGGAATGCAGTTCCTTGCTCACCGTATTATATGGTTATGGATGACTGGAGAAGTTCCGAGCAGTTCGCTTGAGATCGACCATATAAACGGGATTAAGCATGATAACCGCTGGGAAAATCTGCGGCTAGTATCTCGTACAACTAACCAGCGCAATCAGTTTAGTGCCAATGCAAACAGTAAAACTAAAGTTCGTGGTGTGTCATGGTGCGCTGCCTTGCAAAAGTATCGTGTAAGAATTTTTGCTGACGGTAAGCAACATAACATCGGTTACTTCTCTTCGCTTGAAGAGGCTGTAGCTGCGCGTCAACAAGCTGTTGCTAAGTGGCATTTTTCTGTACGAACTTCCTCAGCTCCCGTACCACCAAGACAACCGCGCAATCGGCGTTGTCTTGACCCCGGCCATACCAAACCCCATCCCCGCAAAGAAAACGCCGTGGCGGCCCGATCTGCCCCCGCGCCGGGGATGTTTTGCGCCCGGTTTTCGCCCCGATTTTCAACCAGCCTCAAACCCATAGGAGTTTAACATGCACACCATTAAGCTTTCCGAAATCATCATCAAGCCCGAGCGCCAGCGGCGAGAATTCGACCCCGAAGCCCTGCAGGAGTTGAAGAACTCCATTGAGGACGGGCAGCTCCTCCACCCCCCAGTCCTGCGCCGGGAGGGTGATTCTTGGGTGCTGGTCGCCGGCGAGCGGCGGCTGAGAGCCATCAGCGAAATCTTCGAACTCGGAGGCACGTTCAAGCACAATGGCGAGGTCTTTGCCGACGGCATCGTCCCCTTTACCAACATCGGCGAACTGACTCTGCTCGAAGCCGAGGAAGCTGAACTCGACGAAAACCTCAAGCGTCGGGATTTGACCTGGCAAGAACACGCGGCAGCGGTTGCCCGGCTCCATGCCCTTCGCATTGCGCAGAAAGAAGGCAAGCGCGCTGAGGCTATGGAAGCCGCTGGTGAAATTGCAAGCCCGGCTACACCTGCCCACACCATCGCCGACACCGCTGAGGAACTCACCGGCCGTCGTGACGGTTCTTACCAGGACGCCGTGCGGAAGGAAATCATCGTCGCCAAGCATCTCAACAACCCCGCCATTGCCAAAGCCAAGTCCGCTGACGAAGCTTTCAAAATCCTCAAGCGCGAGGAAGAGCGCAACCGTAACATCGAGCTGGCCAAAGTCGTCGGGGCATCCTTCAACGCCGACAAGCACACCCTCCTCAACATCAACTGCCTTGAATACATGGCCGACCCTGCGAATGCCGGGAAGTTCGATGTGATCTTAACCGACCCGCCCTATGGCATGGGGGCGCAGGACTTCGGCGACGGTGGTGGTAAGTTCGACGGTATTGAGCATCACTACGACGACTCTTACGAATCCTGGCAAAAGCTCATGCAGGCATGGTGTCCGCTGACCTTTGTCATCACCAAGCCCCAGGCCCACGCCTACGTCTTCTGCGACATTGACCGCTTCCACGAACTGAAGCGCTACATGGAGCAGGCTGGCTGGTACGTCTTCCGCACCCCGCTGATTAACCACAAGATCAACTCCGGCCGCGTTCCGTTGCCTGACCAAGGTCCGCGTCGCCAGTACGAAATCCTGCTCTATGCGATCAAGGGCAAAAAACCTGTCACCCACATCTACTCTGATGTGATCTCTACCACTGGCGACGAAAACATGTCCCACGGCGCGCAGAAGCCTGTTGCCCTGTACCAAAACCTGCTCCAACGCAGTGTCCGCCCCGGCGACAAGGTCATTGACTGTTTCGCAGGCACCGGTCCGATCTTCCCTGCCGCGCACACCTACCAATGCGAAGCCACTGGCTTGGAAATGAACCCGGAGTACTACGCCTTCGCCATGCGTCGTTTGCAGGAAATCAAGCAAAACGATCAACTCGGTATTGACCTGGGAGTCTGACATGCAACAGCAACAATTTGAGGATATTGTCGAAAGTACTCTGACCTCAATCCGTGAGCTGCTGGTTGTGAAGGGCGGTGAGTATGCCGGCAGTGAGGATCGGCTGGCGAACTTCAAGCGTGGGGCGGCCCTCACAGGCTGCACACCTCTCCAGTGCCTCTTCATCTATATGTCGAAACATTACGACGCTGTGGCGACGTTTGTTCGAGATGAGGCTGCCGGCACTACGCGCCCACGCTCAGAGTCGATTGAAGGTCGACTTGACGATCTAATCAACTATTGTCTGCTCGCCAAAGCTGTGATTATCGAGGAAGCAGAACTGCGTATCCGGCGCCAGCGCGACAACCAATGCGGAGGTAAGTAACCATGCAAATAAGACCTACAGGGCCATGTCCAGCGAAAGTGATGATCGTTGGCGAAGCCCCTGGGGAACGGGAGGTCGCCGAAGGTCAGCCCTTCGTCGGCTTCTCCGGACAGGAAATGTCCAAGATGCTTCAGGAAGCCGGAATCATGCGTTCCGAGTGCTTCATCACAAACGTCGTCCGCATTCGGCCGCCTGGCAACGACATCAACGTCTTCATCGCGCAGCGCAAATCCGACATATCCGCTCAGCACATTATGATGCGGGATAAGTTCGTGCTGCCTGCGGTGCGTGATGGCTTCGAACTCCTCAAGCGTGAAATCGAGATGTGTCAGCCAAACGTCATCATCGCCTTCGGCAATGTGGCACTGTGGGCTTTGACTGGTCAGTGGGGGATTACGTCTTGGCGTGGTAGCGTGATGGAGTGTGATCTTGAGCTGGCGCTTGACTATAAGCCGAAGGTAGTCCCGACCTACCATCCGGCGTCCATCCTCCGGCAGTGGTCCTGGCGTCAGATTGCCATTCACGACCTGCGACGGGCGGCCAGTCAATCGAAGTTTCGGGAATTATACCGGCCCAATTACAACCACGTAATCCGCCCGGATTATTCTACGGCAGTTTCTGTTCTGAGCCAGCTTTACCAGCAAGTCTGCCAGAAGCCTGGAAAAATTGCCGTAGATATTGAAACACGCGCAGGGCACATTGCCTGTATAGGACTTGCTTGGTCAGAGCGTGATGCTATCTGCCTGCCGCTTATGTGTGTAGAACGGCCTGAAGGTTACTGGCCAATCGAGCAGGAGGCTCAGATCGCTTTTGCCCTCTACCAGCTTCTAACCCACCCCAACTGTGAGGTCATCGGCCAGAACTTCTCCTACGACGCACAGTACTTCTACCGCCACCTTCACTTCATCCCTCGCCTCAAGCGGGACACAATGCTCACACAGCACACGCTGTTCTCGAACCTGCCGAAGGGTCTGGACTTCCTGTCCTCCATGTACTGCGAGCATCACCTGTATTGGAAAGACGAAGGCAAGGAGTGGGACGCCAAAACGGGCGAAGACCCGCTCTGGACTTACAACTGCAAAGACGCCGTCATCACCTTCGAAGTCGATACTGCCCAGCAAGCCGCGGTCGATCGAATGCGCCTCCGCGAGGTCCACGACTTCCAACAACGCTTGTTCTGGCCAGTCCTCGACTCCATGAATCGCGGCCTGCGGGTTGACACTTCCCGTCGTGGTAACTTCGCCTTCACCTTGCAAGAGGAAATCGCCAAGCGAGAGCAGTGGCTGATCGACGTCCTCGGGGAACCTCTCAACATCAAATCACCTCTCCAGATGAAAAGGATGTTCTATGAGACCTTGGGGCAAAAGCCGGTACTTTCTCGCAAGACTGGTACAGTCACTTGTGACGACGAAGCTCTCCGAAAGATCGCTGAACGCGAACCTCTCTTGCTACCAGTCACCAAAAAGATCGCTGAACTTCGAAGCCTCGGTGTATTCCTGTCAACGTTTGTCAACGCTCCACTCGATACTGACGGACGTATGCGATGCAGCTTCAATATCGCAGGGACGGAAACTTACCGTTTCTCCTCCTCCAAAAACGCCTTCGGCTCCGGCCTCAACTTACAGAATATCCCTAAGGGAGGTGGTGACGACGAACTCGAACTGCCCAACGTTCGAAGTCTGTTTATCCCCGACCCCGGAATGACCTTTTTCGACATTGACCTGTCCTCCGCTGACCTCCGCATCGTTGTGTGGGAGTCGGACGAGCCGGAGTTCAAAGCCATGCTCAAGGAAGGTCTCGACCCGTACACCGAAATTGCCAAAGAATTTTACCATGACCCAAGCATCACCAAGAAAGACCCTCGACGCCAAACCTTCAAGTCCTTCGCCCACGGCACAAACTACCTTGGAACTGCTAAGGGTCTCGCAGAACGCTTGGGGCTTGGGGTGCATGAGGCAGAACAGACTCAAAAGTGGTATTTCGGACGATTCCCCAAGATCAAAAAGTGGCAGGACGACCTGAAAGACCAAGTCTACAAGCGTCGCATGGTGCAAAACGTTTTCGGTTATCGCTGCTATTTCTTCGACCGTATTGAAGGTACGATTTTCAATCAGGCAGCTGCCTGGACTCCGCAATCCACTGTGGCCTGTCTTATCAACCGTGCCTATGCCAAAATCTATGAAGAACTGCCGGATGTTCAGGTTCTCCTTCAGGGTCACGACAGCTTGGCCGGTCAATTCCCAACTCACCTCGGTGACTGGGCTGTAAAGCAAATCGTGTCGAAAGCCGAGATCGAGTTACCCTACCCCGGCGACCCGCTGGTTATCCCAGTCGGGGTTAAAACTTCAACAGCATCTTGGGGGGATTGCGACTAATGCGGAATCATGCAGATTGGCTCACTGCTTTCATGGAATACGCTTCCTACGGCGAAGCCCCTCGGCATATGTACTTCTGGACGGGAGTCTCGGCAATCGCCGGGGCTTTGCGTCGGAAGGTTTGGATTGACCAAGCTTACTTCAAGTGGTATCCGAACTTTTACATCGTGCTGGTGGCGCCACCGGGAATCGTGTCCAAGTCAACAACCGCCGGGGTGGGTATGGGCCTGCTCAGAAAAGTCCCCGGCATCAAGTTCGGCCCGGATGTTGTCACCTGGCCAGCGCTTGTTTCTGCCTTTGCCGAGGCTACAGAATGTTTCGAGTATCAGGGAGCCCTCCATCCGATGAGTGCACTGACGCTGGAGTCCTCCGAGTTCGGCAACCTCCTCAACCCACAGGACAAAGACATGGTGGACTTGCTTGTCGCGCTGTGGGATGGCAAGCCCGGCACGTTCGAGAAGAAAACCAAGCACAGCGGCAACGACAGCATCGAGAATCCGTGGATTAACCTTATCGCCTGCACCACACCTTCGTGGATTGCAGGTAACTTCCCGGAGTACATGATCGGCGGTGGATTCACCTCCCGATGCATCTTCGTGTATGCTGATCAGAAGGCGAAGTACGTTGCCTACCCCGGCCTCCGTGTCCCAGGTAACCTCGATGAAATGGCGGAGAAGCTTGTCGAAGACCTCTCCCACATCGGAACGCTGACAGGGGAGTATAAGCTATCGCCGGATGCTGTGGCATGGGGGGAAGCCTGGTACCATCGTCATTACACCGTCAGGTCTGCTACACTCGACGACGACCGCTTCGGCGGTTACATCGCCCGCAAGCAAACTCACATCCACAAGCTTGCAATGGTGCTCGCAGCCTCCTCCAGCGACAAGATGGAGATCACTGCCGAGCACTTGGCCATCGCCGACCAGATGGTAACGGACCTCGAACCTGACATGTCGTTCGTGTTCTCGAAGATTGGTAAGTCCGAGACTGCCCTCTACGCGGAGCGTTTGGTCTGGTTCGTGCATTCCAAGACCGCGGTGCCCTATCACGAAGCCTACCGCTATGTGCATTCCTATTTCCCTTCCATGCGGGATTTTGAGGATGTGCTAGCAGGGTGTATCCGCGCGGGGTATGTCAAGCTTGAGCAGTCCGGCAGTGCGGTAATGCTTCGTGCGGCGGAGGCTTTGCCGACAGCAAGCAACAATGCTGGCCGGGTCGCGGAACGTGCGGCATGAGGCCGAAAAAATGCCCGGCAATGCGGTTTCTCGGGCCGCAGCCGGGCTTTGTCTTGTCACCCGTACCCCAATACCTACCGGGGTAAGGTAATGCGGGGTCGGCAATCGTCTTACCCCAACAATGCTGCCTCCGCAGCCCGTCGTCGAACAAGCCCTGGCAATTTCTTCCCTCCACCGAAAACCCACCGAGCAAGCTCACGTTTAGCACTTTCCCAATCCCGGGCGTCAACTTTCTTCCGCAGTGTGCTGGCACGGTAGCGGGCAGTTCCCAGGTTGTAAGCAAAGTCAGTCATAGCGGCTAGAGCTTGAGGGTTTGTGACTAGACCAGGGGAAGCCTTCAATACCCCTGCCATATAGTTTGTCCGCAGTTCGTGCTGCAACCACTCCTCCGCCAGTTCCCGGCTAATTGGCGGATCATCCGGCAGTACCTTCCGTCCATCAGGACGCCAGACTGTGCCATAACCCTGCGTCCAGTATCCTGCCGGGCAGATATAGGGGTTTGCAGCAAAGCCTTCAAAATGCCGACAGAGTTGCGCGGCAAGGCTCAATGCTTCACTTGCCGTTCCCATACCCGCCCCACGAACCAGAAGGAGATAATCATGAAAAGGATAGTCACATCGTCCTGCGTCCACAGGCGAAGGATAACCTCTCGCCAGTCCCCGTTTTGCTCCATTGCGAGCAGATACATGGCAAACTTGACAGCAAAGTATGCACAGACAAAGGCGTAAGTGATTGTGGGCCTGACCAGTGCGGACACAGCAGCGACCCACTTCCCGGCGGCTGTCGCTGTTCGACTCTGCTCTTCAAAAGCTTTGCCGATAGAGTCAAGTTCCTCTATCGTCATCGCGGCTTCAACTTGTCGCATAGCAATTTCGCCTTTGATCTTGGCAAACTCCATTTCAGCATTGAGCAAGTCCAATTCATGCTTTCGTTCATTCGCGCGGTCGAAGAGCTTAAAAGCTTCTGGGGCCAATCGAAGCAGCCCTCCGAAAACACCTCCAAGTAAGGTTTCCAGCATCAGATCACCCCTTTCGATTTCAGCCAAAGATATAGCCCCAGCGAGCAGGCCCCGACAATGTAAACAAACTTCGAAATCACGCTCTTCCCAACCTCCTGGTAAACGTGATTCGTAAGCTTCTTGATCGCCTTCTCCGCCGCCCGCTCGGCAATCTTTTCCAGCTCGGAATCATCGAGCAGTGGGCGGTCTGGGCAGCGGGTCTGGGTTTGTTCACTCACTTACTTTCTCCCCTTCATCAGGTTCAATCGAATTCTTGCAATGGTCTTTGTCCAGCCAGTCCAGGACCCGGCACAATACACAGCCCCACCGCTTCCCTTTGCGCCGAGCTTTTTCCGCCCGGCTGCTTATCGTCTCGTCCTCGTCGCCTCCGAACAGTGCGTTGAAGAGTTGGTCAATGGCGACTGCTACCCGGCGGCCGTAGGATTTCACTTGGAAACGCTCCCGTGAAGGATTTCCTCTGCACGGCCGGCACCGATCAAACCTTCGGCTTCGAGGTTGCGAAGCATGGTTTGCACAGGCTCGAGGTTGCGGTCAACGAAGTCGGTTCGCGGGTCGTCGAGCAACTTCCAGAAAATCCGGATCGCAGCATTAGTCTCCTTGGCTGCGTCGATGGCGACCAGCTCGTCGACCTTGAACAACATCTGGAAGGCGATGGGGCCGATGAGGGGAATTGTGGGTTGGGTAGGCGCAGGAGGCTCGACCGGAGCCGGAGGCTCAGGCTTCACCAGTTGGCCGTTGACCCAGCCGTCACCGTTGGCCGCATCGTCGGGCACCTCTGTGTCGTAGAAGGCGGCGATGTCCGGGTGATACAACTCAGCAGGGTTGCCGGGCGCAACGTCGCGGATGCGGTCGTTTTCGATCCATGCGAATTTCATTTCAGTAGCCCTCCGTCCAGGCGATAAACACTAGGCCATTGCCACCTGCGCCGCTGATGCTGCTGCTGCTGCCG